TGGGCCAGAGCGCGCAGATCGTCGCGAACGCCAACTACCAGGCCCGGATCCGGGCCGCGATGGTGCGGGCCGCGATCGCCGTGTCGACCGAGGTCCAGGGCGCCCTGTCGGGGAACGCATGGATGGCCCGACGCCGGCTGTCGATCAGGGTTCTCAACGGTCCCGACCAGTGGATGGGCAACTTCGTCGCCGCCGTCGCCGCCGACCCGAGCTCGGCGCTGACGTGGTTCGCGCCGGTCGCGATCACGTCGAGTACGCCCGCGAACCCGATCGTCGTGACCACCTCGGCGGTGCACGGCCTGACGACCGGCGACGTCGTGGAGATAGCCAACCACGCGGTGAACCTCAACGCCAACGGGGTATGGACCGTTACCGTCGTCACTACGACGACGTTCTCGATCCCGCAGGCGGGTAACGGCACCGGCGGCGCCACCGGCACCGTCATGCGGCTGGAGACGGACGCCAACCTGGTGAACACCGTGAGCTCCGTGTTCTCGGCTATCGCCGGTCTGCTGCCAGGTGAGTAGCGATGCCGTTTACGCCGGTCCAGACGAAAACCGCGGTGAGCACGGTCAGCGGCACGGCGATCACCGCCACGTTCAACACCCCTCCGGCGGAGGGGAACTTCATCTCCGCGATCGTGATGCACACAGGAGTCAACATCCTGCCGGACAGCAGCTGGGGGCCCTTCCAACTGGCCACCGGCGCGATCTGCGTTCTGTACCATTTCTTCAAGATCGCTGAGGCGGGGGAGTCGTCGACGTTTTCGGTGACCTCACCGGCCAGCGTGACGTGGGCGGTCGTGTTGCAGGAGTACACCGCCGACAGCGAGGCCACCAACGACTTCGCCCTCGTCGACTCGAACAAGGCGGCCGGGGCCTCCTCGTACACGTTGAGCGTCGCGTCCGGAGGGAAGGCCACGGGCGACACCGACTTCGGCATCGCCGCGTTCGCGTCCCAGGGTGGCACCGCCCGCACCTTCACCAGCTGGTCCGACGGATTCGTCGAGGTCGCCGACCTGCAACCGGCGGGCACCGTCGTCGCCTATCTGGGGGTGGCGGCGCAGGTGTACAACCCGACCCCCGACTACCCGCTGTTCACGGTGGGCTTGTCCGGGGTGACCGCGACGAAACCGTCGATGCTCATCCAGGCGTTGAACACCATCCCGAACCCCGACAAGACCCGTTCCCAGTTGCAGCAAGCTGCGGGGAGGTGGTGACCCGGTGGCCGCCGAGCTCGGTAACCCGTACAAGATCAGCGACAGTCAGGTGGTCGCGACGGCGATCACCTGCCTGCAGGCGCGCGCGCACGCCACCCGGCCGCTGGTGGTGGTTCGGATCTGGGTGGACTCGATCGTCACCGCCGCGGCGAACGCGCAGATTGTAATAATGCGGCAGACCACCGCCGGGACGATGACCCTCTTGTCTCCCGGACCGCTACCACTGCGACCGAACATTCCGACCGCCGGATTCACCGCCGGCCGGACCGCCAGCGCCGAGCCGACCGCCAGCGACATCCTGGTCGATGAGGCATTCAATATCGTCAACGGGTACCTCTGGTTGCCCACACCGGATGAGCAGTGGGTGATTCCGGCCGGCGGGTTCCTCGGCATAAAGTTCGGCGCCGCACCGGCGTCCACGACATTCAAGTACGGGATGAACCTGGTCGAGGTGGGTTAGTCCCGTGCCGGTCCGCAGCTACTACGGCCGGTTCAGGCGCCGGTACACCGCCGAGCTGGTCACCACCCGCTACGACCAGCGCCTGCACCGCCTCGACCCCGGAGGCCCGGGCGCGGACGCCACCCTCGCCATCACCGCGACGCTGACCGCGGGCGGCGCGGTCACCGTGAGCCGCACCCCGCCGACGTTCCCACTGTCAGACGACCTCGCCGAAGGCACGGGCACCCGCGCGCACGGCTCGCTCACCACGACGGCCGGGGACTGGCTGGTCGTCGAGATCATCGCGGAGAACGGGGTCACACCCGGCTCGACGATCACCCCGACCTGCCCCGGCCTGACCTTCACCGCACAGAACGACATCTCCGGTGCGATCCTCACGGACGACGTACGGATCCGGCAGTTCAGCGCACCGGACGCAGCCGGCGGCGCCCGCATCGTGACCCTCACACCCGGCGGAGGCGCCCTCAACTACCGTTCGCGGCTGACCGCAGTACGCGGGTCCGAGGGGCCGGGGACCGGCAAGGGCACCTCGGCCACCGGGCAGACCGTGTCGGTCGCCCGGCAGCGTGACCATTCGGCCGCCTTCATGGCGGTCGGGGACTGGTCGACCGGCGCGGTCGGTGCACCGGCCTGGACCCCGGACGGCGCGACCGTCGCATCCCAGCAGGGAATCGCCGGGACGTACATCTTCGGCCGCTGGGATGACACGGGCACACTCGCGACCGCCTCCCACGGCATCACCTCGCCGTCCTACACGACCCCGAGCGTCGCCGTCTTGGAGTTCCTCGGCGCAACGGTGGGCGCGAAGGCCGCCGATTCAACCCTCGCGGTCACCGCCACCCTGACAACTGCGGCTGATCGGACTGCGGTCGCGGGCGCCTCGATCACGGGTACCGCGACACTCACGACCGCGGCTGATCGTGCCGCAATGGCCGCGGCCACCCTCGCGGTGACCATCACGCTGACCACGGCGCTCACGAAGGCGATCTCCGCGTCCGCCACCCTGGCCGGGACCGCGACGCTCACAGGGGCGGCCGATCGGACCGCGGTCGCCAGTGCCACGCTCGCCGCGACCGCCACCCTGACGACCGTGCTGGCCGAGAGCGGGATCACTGCGGCTACGCTGGCCGGGACCGCGACGCTCACGGCGGGCGCGGCTATCGGAGCAGCGCCCACGTCGATCGACGCCAACCTGTCGGTCACGGCCACACTGACCGCGGCCGGGGCCCGTACCGCCTCCGCGAGCGCCGCGCTGGGTATCACAGCCACCCTGACCGCCTCCGCGACCCAGGCCCGGGCCGGAGCGGCCACGCTGGCGGTCGTCGCCAGCCTGACGACCACGCTGGCCGGGCCGGTCTCGATCGCGGGCACCGTCGCCGGCGTCGCCACGCTGACCGCGGCCATGACGCTGTTCAGTGCGGCCGGTCCCCCGTTCGTGCTCTTGGAGTCCGCGCTCACGGTGAGCACGACCGACCAGGGCCGGACCTCGGCGACGAACGGACGCGAGTCCACGCTGATTACTGGCTCGGCGCGCGAGTCGCTCACCTCGGCAAGCGGAATGCGGGAGTGAGCGCCAAATCGGGCCGACCCGGGACCGGCAACGCGCGGTACCGACGCAATCGGGCGCTCCTGCTCGCCGCCGACGACGTGTGCGGCATCTGCGGGCACCCGGGCTCGAGGACCGCCGACCACATCATCCGCCCCGCGCTCTGGGCGCTGCTCTTCCCGGATGACCCCGACGGATGCGACGACCTACCCAACCTGCGCCCCGCGCACGGCACCATGGCGCCCCGCGCGCCCGTGAACCGCTGCCCGACCTGCGGCCGTCTCTGCAACCAGTCGCGAGGGTCTAGGCTGCCAGCAAGCCGACCGCAGAGCCGGCAATGGTGAGGAGACCACCATGACCACCATGTCCCGCGTCACCATGACCCCGATCGACGCCAGTTACGCCAGCGCGGTCGGCGGCCAGGCGCCCGGCGTGATCGTGACTCCGTCCAGCGGCGACTTCGTCCCGATCTCCTCCGGCCGCGGCACGCTGATCAGTTTCCAGACCACGGGCACCGGCAACACGGTGGTCCTGACCAACCAGGTTGCCCCGGCCTACGGCACGGGCGGCAACATCACGATCACCCTCGCGGCCACCGACTTCCAACAGGTGTTCATCGGCAACGACGGGACCGACCGGTTCGACACGGGTGTGGGCACCGCGAACGCGGGCCTGATCACCATGACCTTCGCGCCGAGCCCGGCGACCGGCCTCACGATCCGCGCGGTCACCATCCCGTAAGCGTTTCAACTGTCGCGTTACGCCAGGTACCGGCCCGCCGGCGGTGCCGGGCAACACGCTGCGCTAGACGCAGGGTGCACACTGAAGCGAAAGACCCCCGGCGACCGCGTGAACGGCCCCGGGGCATGGCCAACCTAGTGAGAGGTCGACATGCCACAGCCTACGAACACCAGGCGCATCGCGGGCGCGGTGAGCGCGTAATGGGCGTCAGGGAATGGAACCGTGACCAACTGTTCCGCATCGGCGGACGCCAACTCGGCATCGCCACCGACACACTCGCGGGTCTCGTCGAGGCCCACGCCATCGCCACCCTCGACATAGGCGACGCCGGGAAGCGGATCACCGCGACCAGGCTGCTCACGATCGGTCCGCTGGCCCTCGCCGCCCGCAAGCGGACCGGCCACGCGTACGTGACCTTCGCGGTCGACGGCCGGGTAATCCACCAGGCCGAGGTCCCGACCGGGCGCGACCAGACGAAGACCCGGGAGTGGATCGCCGAATTCAACCGACGCGCGGCGTAAGCCTCCCCAGACTGCATAAACCACGGCTTGGAGCGCCGTTTTATGCGGTTATGCAGCGCCACGCGGCGTTTCTTGTAGTTACACGGCCGTACGTTACGCAGTGTAGCGTGGGGCGAAACGGACATTAGGGCACATGACCGTGCGTGATGCCCGTTTTGGGGGATGACCAAGGGCCTGACCAGGGAGTATCACGCTGCGTTATATCAGCCCAGAGATATAAATGGCCGAGGCGCAAGCACCTCGGGCAAGATCGATCCCAAAAAAATCACGCATGTCTATGTATTTTATGCGCTCAGGGCGTATACGTGCAGGTCAGAGGCCTGTGTCATGCCCTCATTGCTCATCAATCGCACGCTACACAGCGTGACACATCCACGTGCGTCCATGTCCACACCCAAGGCCACCCACTACCCACCGTCACCATGCACGGAGTGTGACACCCACCGTCGCCACCCCCCTGCCGTGCGAGCATGGTCGGGTGAGCGATACGTCCCGCCAGTGCCGCGCCGAGTACGAGCGTCCCGGCGGACGCGAGCACGGCGATCGGATCGTGCGCTGCGGCAAGGTCCTCGGGCATCGCGGCGACCACGAGGAGGCGGACGGCGGCGCGACATGGCACCGGGGGGCTGATCACACCGACCCCCGGGGGGTAGTTGTCGACGGCACCCTCCCGCCCTATGTGGTGTGGCGTTGTCCCGAGGTCGCGTGCGCGTACCGGGTCAACCGCTCCGACCCCGAGCAGCTTGGGCCGGTGGGTGGGTCCGACGTGCGCGTGGTCGTGGACCTGGCGCTCGGGCACTACCGGGAGCGGCACCCCGAGCTCGGCGTACCGCACAGCGAGCCGCGGACGGGTGGGCAGGGCTGGCCCGACGCTGGTATCGAGGCGTACGCCCAACGGGCTGCGCTACCCCGCACGTCGATGGTGGCTGCCGTGTCGGCCGACCTCGCCGCCATGCCCGTGACCCCGGGTGGCGTGCACGCCAGCCTGCGCGCGCTGGCCTCCTACCTCGCCGAGGCGATCGACGCGCACGGGGCCAGTGCGAACCCGGCGACCACGGCCCGCCTCGCGCAGGAGTTGCGTACCGTGCTGACCGACCTGGCCAAGCGAGACCGCTCGGCCGATGACGAGGCCGCCGACTGGGCCTCTGGCCTGGCGACCCCGCAAGCTCCGTCGGATACGTCGTGGGTCAAGACCACGGAGGCGACACCATGAGCGGCGTCGAGTTCACCGAGGCCTTCCTACGCCACGCCGCCGGACTGCCGCCACGCCTGCGCTTCGGGGATTACTGGCTCGAGCCGGCTCCGCCGAGCGAGGTCGACTGGTTCCACAACCCGCGCTACATCGTGCTGCGCGCCGCACCCGGCAAGACCCTGCCCGAACGGTACGAGGGTCGCTGGGAAGAGGTGGCCGACATCCCGCGTCGCCCCTTGCCTCTTCCGTCGGGGGCGGCTGAGGCGATCGGGCGTGCGACGGGCCGGTACGAGCGACGCGAGGACGGCGCTTGGGCCGAGGTCTACGAGGTCGACTGGTGAGCACGCAGGGCGGCTGGCCGGCGCAACTCGGTCGCCTGAACCTCTCCTGGTGGCGCGGCCGTCGCGCGACCGAGCGCTGGTGTGACTGCCCGGACGGGTCGCGGCCGGGCTGGATCATCTACGACGCGAACGGCTACCGCACGTGGTGCCCGACCTGCCGGGGCCGGCTCTCGTGAGCACGCTGCGGATCACCTCACTCCACTCGGCGGCGGAGACTCGCCGCGGGCATACCGCGCGCTGGCCCGCGTACCTCGGCGGCGCCCGACTGGGCGGCCGGTTGATCGGGATCTATGTCCGGATCGGAGATCGGGCCGCGGTCATAGCGGTCTATCCGAAGCGTCGCCCGTGACTACGCTGGCCGCCGCCAAGCGCGCCGCTCGAGGTGGCTGCCCGCCCCGCTACGGCACCCCGCGCAGCCCGGAGCGTGCCACCCTCGGCCCTCGTGTCGCCGAGGTCGCCCGCGCGCTGGGTACCCCGCTCATGCCGCACCAGCGCAACATGCTCGACGTGTCTCTGGAGATCAACCCGGAGACCGGCTACCTCGCCTATCCGGAGGTGGTCTTCGTCGGGCCGCGCCAGGCGACCGGCAAGACGTTCACGACCCTGCCGCTGATGACGCATCGGTGCATGGGCTTCACGGCTGACCTCGCCGCGTGGGTGGCCCGCGAGTACGGGATCCGGATCCCGCCTCCCGGCCCGCAGCGGGTGCTCTTCCTGGCTCAGACCGCCGACGACGCGCGGGTCAAGTGGCGTCGCGTGCACATGGCCCGCCTGCTGGCCAGCCGGTACACCCGCAACCAGTTCGTCGCAACCTTGACCCAGAACAAGGAGGCGTTCACGTGGGTCAACGGCTCCATCTGGACACCCGGTTCCGCCACCGCGCTCACGGCCGGCACGGGCGACACCCTCGATCTCGCGATCCTGGACGAGTACTGGAGCCACAAGACCAACCGTGCGGAGCTCGGTGTGCGGCCGGCCATGATGACCCGGCCGTGGCGGCAGTTGTGGAAGTGCTCGATGGTGCCGGGCCTGTCGCGGGTGCTGCCGGATGAGTGGAAGCCGCTGCGGGCCGCGATGACCGCTGGGCGGGCGCGAGTCGAGGCTGACGTCCGTGAGGGTGTCGCCTATTTCGAGTTCTCCGCGGAGGAGGGCCTTGACCCCGGCGACCCGACCACGTGGTGGTCCTGTCTGCCCGCGATGGGGTCGGGCACCGTCCGCGAGCGCACCGTCCGCGAGGACTACGACCACTTCCGCGAGGACGGGCGCCTGATCGACTTCGAGGCCGAGTATCTCGGTTGGGCGCCCAAGGCGAGTACCCCGCGCTGGCTGGTCATCGGTGAGCGGGCCTGGGCCGACCGGCACGACCCGAACAGCCGGCCTCTGGACCCGATCGCGCTCGGTGTGGCGAGCACGCAGACCCGCTCCTACTCGTCGATCGGGCTGGCCGCGCTGCGTGAGGACGGCGACGTGCACGGCGAGCTGATCGACCGCCGGCCCGGGGTGGACTGGGTGCCGGCGCGGCTGATGGAGTTGATCGAGTCGTGGGAGGTCTGCGCGATCACGATCAACCCGGCGGGTCAGGAGTCGAGCGTCATCGACGAGACCCTGGCCCTGATGGACCGCGCCGGGCACACGATGCCGCTGTTCAAGCCCAGCCTGCGTGAGATGTGCGCGGCGTCGGCCCGGGTGCTGGACGCGTCCGGCGAGCCGCTGGAGGAGCCGGTCATCCTCGACGACGACACGGAGTACACCCCGGTCGGGCTCTGGCACCTGGGGCAGTCGGAGCTCAATCGGGCGGTCGCCTCCGTGGTCAAGCGGATGTCCGGCGCGGCGCTGTGGGAGTTCGACCTGGGCGGTCCGACCGACCCGCTGCGGGCGGTCACGGCCGCCTGGTGGGGTGGCGTCAAGGTCGACTGGCCGGGCTCCGGCTACGACATCCGTGGCTCGCTAGGCTGAGGGTCATGGAGTCTGTGGCCACCGAACAGAACGTCACGGAAGCGCGTTTCGTGGCGGCTCGATCACCTCGCCCGGACCTGCAGCTCGACCTTGCGTGCACCATCCTGCGGATCGAGCAGGCGCACGCCGCGTCCAACGAGGTCCTCGCCGCCCACCTGCTCGAGCGTCTCGCCACCTGCGACGCGCCACGGCTCCGCGGGCACCTCGACAATCGGGGCCGCGGCTACCTGCGCATGGCCCTCGAGGATTGAGCCGAACACGACCCGATCTCGGCAGGTCTACGCTGTCCGCATGGCCGTGAGTGGATCGAGCGGTACACCCGTGTTCCTCGTCCTGTCAAACACGGGCGCGATCGTGGAGACCCTGCTCGACGCGTCGAGCGCCGTGCGCCGGGCGGTCGCGCTCGGCGGTCTGATCGTCCCGCTCACCGCGACCGACGACTTCCGGGCCGGCGCGCAGCACCGCCGCGACGTCCGCGCCGCACCGTTCCGCCCGGTCCCGGACGTGCGCTGATGGGCATCCACGGTGAGCGGTATGTGATCGAGCACCAGGACGGGGCCAAGGAAGAGTACGCGTGGATCACACGCTCCCACATTGCGGACGGCGTGCTGCACCTCTGGTCACAGGGCGGCGAGGGCGTCCGTGAGGAACACGTGGCCTCCTACCCGCTGACCGCGTTGCGCAAGTGGACACGGACAGAGCGATGAGGTGGCCGCGGTGGCTGGGCGGCCAGCGTCGAGACTTCCAGAGCGTGACGCCGGCCGGTCAGATTCCGCCGCGCGGCGGCTCCCGCCAGGGTTCGATCCTCGTCAACGAGGACACCGCGATGCGGCACAGCGCCGTGTGGGCCTGCCTCCGCCTGCGCGCCGACCTGATGAGCAGCTTCCCGCTGCACGTGTACCGCGACGTCGAAGGCATTCCGGTCAGCTGGCCCCGCCCGCCCGTCCTGGTCAGCCCCGGCGGGAAGCGCTGGAAGTACCGGCACTGGATGTGGGCCACGCAGCATGATCTCGACTCCACCGGCAACGCGATCGGCCTGATCACCGAGGTCAACGCGCTGGGCCTGCCGGCGCGCATCGACCTGCAGCCGATCCGCACCTGCACGGTCATTCAGCGCAAGGGGATGACTGAGCCTCGCTACAAGATCGACGGTGTCGAGTACACGGCCGACAAGGTCTGGCACGAACGCCAGTTCCCGGTCGCGGGCCTGCCGGTCGGCCTCTCGCCGATCGTCTACGCCGCCTGGTCGATCGGCGAGTACCTCTCGGAGCAGCAGTTCGGCCTGGACTGGTTCGGCGGCAGCGCCGTGCCGAAGGCCCGCATGAAGAACAAGGCGAAGGTGCTCAAGCCGGAAGAGATCACGATCGCCAAACAGTGGTACCGCGACGTGATCCAGAACGGCGACCTCCTGGTCCACGGCAACGACTGGGAGTACGACATGATCCAGGCCGAAGAGGCCGGGCTGGCCTGGATCGAGGCGCGCAAGTACGGGCTGGCCGACGTGTGCCGGTTCTTCGGCTGTCCCGCCGATCTGGTCGACGCCGCAGTGTCCTCGGGCGGGACGATCACCTACCAGAGCACGCAGCAACGCAACCTGCAGTTCCTGATCATGCAGATGAGCCCGGCGGTCACCTGGCGCGAGGACGCGCTGAGCGACCTCCTGCCGTCCCCGCGGTACGTCAGCCTGGACACGGACACGCTGATGCGGATGGATCCGGTCACTCTGGCCGCCTTCATTCACGCACGGATCGCGGACCGCACACTGACCCCGAACGCCGCCCGCCGCGATTACTACGGCCTGCCACCGCTGACCCCCGCCGAGGAGGCCGAGTTCGTCCGGCTGTTCGGCGAGCCGCGCAGCACGCAGCCTCCGCAGAAGACCGCCGGCGTGGACGTCCCGCACCAGGTACGCGACACGCTCGACCAGTGGATGAGCGGCGCCGCGCCGGTCTCCCCCGCCCCGATGGGAGCAGGCTATGAGTGAGCAGTCCGATCGGATGCGCGGCCTGATCGAGCGCATGGTCGCCCGCCACGTCACGGCACTCGGAGACCGGCCGGTCTACCCGTCCGAGCTCCCGTTGCTGGCGACGCGGCAGCTGCCGTGGTACTCGATCCGAGCCGCATCGAACGCGGACACCGGGGAGGACGCCCCGCCGCCGGCCGACCCCGAGGTGGCCACGATCTACATCTTCGACGAGATCGGCGGGTCGATGGGGGTCAGCGCGAGCGCGCTGGTCAAGCAGATCGACGCGATCACCGAGCCCACGATCCACGTGCGGATCAACAGCCCCGGCGGGTCGGTGCGCGACGCCATCGCGATCTACAACGCGCTCAACCACCACCCCGCCCACATCGTGTCCTATGTGGACGCGCTCGCCGCGTCGGCCGCGACCGTCATCGCCTTCGCCGGAGACGAGATCGTGGTCATGCCCGGCGGTCAGATGATGTTCCACGACGCGAGCATGCCGGGCGACGGTAACGAGGCCGACTACCTGCGCATGGCCACCTTCCTCGGCCGGCAGAGCCAGAACGTGGCCGACATCTACGCCCTGCGCACGGCGACGCGCTCGCCCGAGCTGACCGCCGACGACTGGCGGGCGATGATGCTCGAAGAGACCTGGATGTACGGCCAGGAGGCGGTCGACCTCGGCGCGGCCGACCGGTACGACACGTCCTCGGCGCCGAGCGCCCCCGTCATCACGGAGCCGGACCTGGCCGAGCGGATGGCCCGCTCCCACGATCTGTCGAAGTTCCGCTATCGCGGCCGCCGCAACCCCCCGCGCCGGCCGGGCGTGGGCGCCGCGCGCAAGCCTCCCGCGCACGTCGCCGCACGCTCCCGCGAAGTCGCGCAGGCATGGGACGAGATCCGCGCCGGGCGGGTGGCGCCGAGTCCGGCGGACCTGGCCGGCGCGGCGGCCGCCCGCGGCGAGGCGGTCGAGCGCCGGGCCCACGCGCTCGCGCAGGAGGGCCGCTCGGTCCCGGTCCTGCGCACCTCGGAGCGCTTCCGCTCCAACCTCCTGATCGCCCGCGCGGAGGCGCCGACCGGCGTCGGCCCGGCCCGACTGCAGGGGTTCAACTCGAAGCTGCAGCGCGCGGCCACCGTCTCGCGGGGCGGCAAGACGCTCGAGCACATCGCCGGCTACGCCTCGATGTACGGCCAGAAGCACCGCTACGAGATGTGGGACGAGCACGGGCCCTACTGGGAGCACGTGCGCGAGCGGGCCGGCGCGAAGAGCCTCGCCAGCAACCCCGACGTCGCGTTCCTGACCAACCACAAGGGCGTGACCATGGCCCGGACCCGGGCGGGGACGCTGGACCTGGCCGACGACGACACGGGCCTGGCCGACGACGCCTACGTGAACCCGGAGCGCCGCGACGTCCAGGATCTCCTCCTCGCCATCGACGACGGGGCGGTCACCGAACAGAGCTTCGCCTTCATGGTCGACGAGGGTCGCTGGAGCGACGACTTCACCGGATACGAGATCATCCAGTACAACATCGACCGGGGGGACGTGTCGGCGGTCAACTACGGGGCCAACCCGTATACGTCGATCGCGGCGCGCGGCCAGCTCATCATGGCCGACCTGGACCGGATGCCGACCGGCCTGGCCGAAGCCGCGCTGCGCCGGCTCTCGCAGCGCACCGACGTGGCTTCACGACTCCTGCGTGCGGCCGAGCCCGACCAGCCCGTCGAGGCCGAGCGGGCGCCCGGGACGATGTGCCCGGAGTGCGGGGCGGTCGTCCCGCCCGGCGCCGCGACGTGCCCGAATTGCGGCCATCAGATGAACGCCGCGCAGCCGTCTTCGCTGGTCACCCGATCCGACGAGCCGGAGCCGGTTGCCACGGGGCGTAGGATCACGCATATCGAGGCGCTGTTGGCCGACGACCTGTAGAGGCAGTCAGACCGAAACGCCGTCCCTCCCGGGCCCCGATGTGGCTCACGCGGACGGCGTTTGGCATTCAGACCGACGTCGGCGGAGGCGGGCAGGCCGGTACTCAGACCGGACGCGCTGATCGATGCACGCGGAGCAGGAACCCATTCCTGCGACGTGAAGGACGGCCCCATGCCGACCACGATCGAGGACCTCATCCTGAGCGCTGAGGTCGAGCTGGAGCAGGCGCAGAAGCTGCGCGAACGCTCGGTCGCGGAGGCGACCAACATCCTCGCCAAGGCGAAGCGCGAGGGCCGGGCAAACCTGACCGCCGACGAGGACGCCGACGTGGAGGCCGCGCTCAAGCGGCGAAACCAGGCCGGTGTCGATATCGAGGGTGTCAACCACAAGCTCACCCGCATGCGCAACATCGCCCAGCAGGAGGCCGACAACGACCTCAGCCTGATGGAGCGCCGCGCCGACCCGGTGACGAGCACGGCCACCCGTCCGGCCTACGACCAGGTGGCCCGGGTGGGCCAGGAGGCGCGGACCTACAGCCCGGAGTCCGACCGCAAGGGCGCCATGTTCCTGCGCGACGTCACCCGGCAGTTCCTCTACCGCGATCTCGAGTGTGAGCAGCGGCTGAGCCGGCATATGCAGGAGGAGCGCGTCGAGCGCGGACAGTACCTGCAGCGGACCGCGTCGAACACCGGCAACTTCGCCGGCCTGACCGTCCCGCAGTACCTCACCGACATGTACGCGCCGCTGGTGGCCAACCTGCGACCGTTCGCGGACATCTGCAACCATCACGATCTTCCGCCGGACGGCATGACCGTCAACATCTCCCGGATCACCACGGGCACGGCGGTCGCGCTGCAGGCCACGGAGAACACGGCGGTCCAGGACGGCGCGATCGACGACACGCTGCTCACGGAGAACGTGCAGACCGCAGCCGGTCAGCAGACCCTCTCCCGGCAGGCGATCGACCGTGGCACGGGCGTGGAAGAGATCACGATGGACGACCTCTTCCGCCGCTACGCGACCGCGCTCGACTCGACGCTGATCACGCAGGCCACGACCGGGCTGGCCGCGGTCAGCGCGTCGCAGTCGTTCACCACGGCCTCCCCGACCGCCGCGCAGACGTACGGCGCGCTGGTCTCCGGGGCGGCCTCGATCGAATCCGTGCTCCTCGGCTGGGCGCAGCCGGACACCGTCGTGATGCACTCGCGGCGCTGGTACAAGCTGCTCTCGGCGGTCAGTGCCTCCTGGCCGATGATGTACTCGCAGAACCCGGCCGACCCGGTGCAGGCGCTCGGCGTCAACGCGGGCCTCGGCTACGCGAAGGGCATCCGGGGCGTGCTGGCCAATGGTCTGCGCGTCTGCGTCGACAACAACATCTCGACCGTCTGCCTGGCGACCGCGCAGACCGGCGGCACGCAGGACCAGATCTACGTCGTGCCCTCGCAGGAATGCCACCTCTGGGAGGACCCGGCTGCGCCCGTGTTCATCCGGGCGGAGCAGCCGGCGGCCGCGAACCTGGGCGTCCTGCTGGTGCTGTACGGGTACTTCGCCTACAGCTTCCGCCGGTTCACCAACGCCACGATCAACATCAACGGCGCCGCTCTCGTCCCGCCGGTCTACGACGGCACGTGAGCCGACCGGCACGACCAGGAAAGGACGACAGCATGCCACCCGTCGAGAAGAAGGACAGCAGCAGCAAGGCCGACCCCGCCGACCAGCGGGCCGCCAACCGCGTGGTGGACGGCGAGACCTCCACGTCGAAGGAAGGTGCGCCGGTCGGCGACGCGACCAACCAGAACCAGTCCGACCCGGGGTACATCCCCGGCGTGGACGAGGAACCCGCCCATCCCGTGCAGCACGTCCAGGGCCTCGCGCAGGACCTGCCCGTGTCGAACGCGCGGGTGGACAACCTGGCCAAGCACCTCGACGCCTTCAGGGAGACCAACGGTGACGAGATCTTCGACGCGGCGTACGAACAGATGAACGCGCGCCGGAAGTCCCGCGACGACGGCGAGCCCGAGTCGACCCGCTTCGACGACGCCGCCGTCCAGCAGGCCAGGGCGGACGAGGAGCACACCAAGGCGGCCACCTCGCGCGCCGAGGGCGGCACCCGCCGCGACGCGGCCCCGACCGGCCGCGCCAGCTCGTCCGACGTCAAGACCAAGGGGTAGGCATGGCCACGCTCACGCTCGCCGGCACGGTCACGCAAGTGCGCCCGTGGCCGGCGGGCGGTGCGTGGAACAACGTCGCAGTCGTCAACAAGGTCGCTCAGAAGAGCACGACCTACGGGGTCACGCTCGGCGTGGGCTATGCGATCGCGGCGCTCGGCTGCCTGAACCAGTGGATGAACGCCTCAGGCGAGTACGGGGTCTGCACGCAGACCGCCCTGGCCCAGGAGAAGCTGCACGGCCTCGGGCTCGAGGCCTCCGAGTCGGGCGGACTCTCCACCGCGCAGACGGGGACCGGGGTCAGCACGAACGTGATCGACCGTGGCGGCCAGTCGGGCGCCGGGCAGGTCGTGATCGTGACCACGGTCGGCGCGACCCCGACCTGTACCTACCAGCTCGAAGGCTCGCCGGACGGCACCACCTGGTCGCCGCTGTCCTCGGCGGACTCGGGCACGCCGACCGCGTTCTCGACGGCGACCTTCACGATCACCACGGCGACGACCACGACCCGGATCATCAACCCGGCCGCGACCGCCGCCCGCTTCGTCCGGTTGACCTACACGGCGAACACGAACGTGACCAACACGGCAACCGTCCAGGTGGGGACATGAGCACCTCGACATTCCAGATCATCCTGCTGATCGAGGTCGGCATCATCGCGCTGACCGCCCTGGTCGCACTGTTCCGCGGGCACTGAGGAGGTGACGGGGTGAGCCTCATTCGCGTACTCAGGACAGCCAAGGCCACCCTGAATCGCACCTTCTACATCGACGAGTTGCCCACCGGGGCGACCGGCAACGTCGTGGTCACGGTGAGCCGGCTCGACGGCACGATCGTCGAGGGCCCGACCAACGCGACCGGGCCGGACGCGAACCAGCTGTACACCTACGTCTTCGGCGGGCGGGATGTGGTCGACGAGCTGATCGTGTCGTGGGCCGCCACGGTGTCCGGCGACGCCATCGTGATCGACTCCGATCACATCCAGGTCGCCGGCGGCTTCCTGTTCAGCCTGAGCGAGGGCCGCGGGGTGGACACGGTGCTCGCCTCGCAGAGCAAGTACCCGACCGCGCGACTCATTCAGGCGCGGCTCGAGACTGAGGACGAGTGCGAGCGGATCTGCGGTCAGGCGTTCGTGCCGCGCTTCTGCCGCGAGGTGGTGGACGGGCGCGGCGAGTCGTTCCTCAAGCTGCGCTGGCCGTGGATCCGGGCGATCCGCTCGATCTCCGTGCGACCCACACCCGGGAGCGCGTACGCCGCGATGACCGCCGGGCAGCTGGCCGTCGTGGTCGGCGGGGACGACGGCGTGATCCGCATCGACGCCGGGATCTCGTGGCCGACGACCGGCTACTGGTGGGGCGCGGTGTGGCCGATGGGTCGCAGTAACGTGATCGTCGAGTACGAGCACGGCCTGGACTACGCCCCGCCGGACCTGGTGCGCGGCGCGAAGATCCGGTTCAAGTCTCTCGTGCTGCAGCCGACCAGCGCGCTGCCCGACCGGGCCGAACGGATCGCCACGACGGAGACCGGCGTGGTCATCCTGGCCAGCCCCTCCGAGGATCGCACCGGCATCCCTGAGGTCGACGCCTGCTACGGCCGCCACTCACGACCCGTGCCGAGTTTCGGATGAGCGACCAGACGATCGACCTCGGCGACGGGCACCGGCTGACCTTCCACCGGTGGGCACCGGACCGCGCGCTCAACCCGCAGTACGACGACCTGCCCGACGTCGAGCGCTACGGCGCCTCGATCGAGCACCGTCATCACGTGACCGGCGTCCAGCACACCGGC